GGCCCTCCACGATCGCCCTCAATTCGCGCATGGTGATGGACACCGCGGTCGGGTTGCCGGTCACCATCATGTTGTTGAAGACGTGCCGGCGGGCGAACGGGCCGGCCTCGATCGTAAAGTCCGCGTCCAGCATCAGATCGCCCGCGCGGCTCTGCTTGAACCACCCACCCTCGCCGGCCCCACCCGGCCGGATCTGCAACACGGCGCGCGCCACCGTCCGGTCGGGGATCAGCGCCGCCTTGGCCTCGGACTTTTCCGCCTCGTTCAAATTCCACATGCTCTGGCTCCTCTGTTAGCCGTTGATCTTCGCGATGATGTGTTCCAGGTCAGCCGGCTCGACCGGGGCCAGCTTGCCGCTGCGGTCCTTGGCCGGCAGGCCGCGCTCGTTTGCCGGGTCGGTGACGAACACGCGCCGCGGCGTGCCGTCCGCATCGTGCTGAATGTCGAGCGTCAGTATCTCGTCCACGATGCCGCCGATCTCGCGGCTGACCTTGCTTCCCTCCAGCTGCGGCTGGAACGTCTTGCGGCCGAAATCGTCCGCCAGTTCGTCAAGGATGGCGACGAAGATGACGTGCAGATCCGGCGTGTGCTGGGCGTGGACGAGGAGGCGCATCATCTCGCGGCCCAGGATCCCATACGCCGCGCGCATATCCTTCGCGCCGTTCTTGGCGATCGCGTCCGGCTGTTGCTCCGCCCACGACAGGCACAGCCGCGACAGGACGGTCAGGCTGTCCATGAAGATCAGATCGTACCGGCCCAGCACCTCCTCGCGCGGCCCGTACAGGCCCTGCACATAGTCGAAGTGCGCCTGGCTGTAGGGCTGGTCCGCTGGCGCGGCCGGGTTGGGCCCGCCGATCAGGCACACCAGGTTCACGGCATCCTGCCACGTCCTGACCTGTATCGCGTCGCCGGGCCAGTTCTGTACCGACAGCATGCCGGCCTCGAAATCCACGAACAGAGCCCTGGTGTCGCGCAGGGTCAGCACCAGGCTCGTCTTGCCCGCGCCGGACTTGCCGACCACCAAGGCCTTCACCTTGCCCTTCTGTGACATCCGCTCGTCCGCGGATATGATCCTCGCTGTCATTGGTGCCTCCTCTCAGATGGCGGTCAGGGTAACCGGAGCGGCAGATCGCCGCAACCGGAGCGGTTCATATGTCGGCGCGCGAAAGCGCCTGCATGAAGGCTTGAATGAACTGGCTGGCAACGGCTGGCACTATCGCGTTCCCATACCCGCGCAGTCTCATGGTGCGGTTTCGTTCTCCCGACGAGAGCGGGTGGAACGTGACCCGACACCATCGCGCGCCATGATCCACCCGGATCCGGTTCTTACTTTCTTCGCCAAGGGATGCCCATGCCTCCGCAGGCGAGACAGATGTGTGTGGCACAGCCCATTCTTTCTGGATGGCTTCTCGCAATGCCTGCATGGCACTGGCGTCACGCCATCGGCCATGAAGTTGGGCGAGTGCGATCTGCGATGACAACTCAGACACAAGGTCTTCAAGTTCGATGGGTCGTTGTTGAAAGGGTTCTCGTCCAAGTGATGGACGTGCATCTTCCCCCCGCGCCCGCATGTTTCGCATGTCGGACCCGCCGTCCGCGCTGCCTTCGACCGGCTGTGCGAGACACTTGTGCAGACCTCCTTTTCCATCCCGACGGCCATGCACGCCCGGCTGCAGTAGACGCGGCGGTTGAAGGCACTGAGATCCTCCAGTCTGCCGTGCATTCTCTTGCGCTCCATCTTCGTCGCGCATGCTCGGCAGAACTTGTCCGGTGTTGGCTTGGCCTTGCGTCCCATCTACTTCCCCTTCCTCGGCTTCGTGATAGATGTTGCCGCCTCGCACCACACGATCGGGTAGCCCATCAAGAAGCGTGACATGTGAGGCGATAACTGGCCGCCACTTTCCATCCCGGCAGAAGAGCCAGTCAGGAGTGTCCCATCCGCCGTGAGCCGCGCCGGGCCGTCCTCGGTCGTCCATGCTGTGAGCGTCGCCTGCCTCGGCAGTTGGTCGAGGCGCGTCCGCTCCGACCCGTCCGGGTTCGTGCCGGTCGTCGCCATGCCGGAGCTGTCCTTCCAGTCGCGTGTGCTGGGTGTCCCCCAGCCCGCCAGATCCACCACCTTGCGGCTGTAGTCCGTATTGCCTGCTGGATTGTAGACCCCCGGCTTCCCCGGATTGCCCGCCATCGGCGTCGGCCAGCCTGCCAACTGAGCAAACAGCGCCACGTTGCTCGGTGGATGCGTTCTCGCCAAAGTCCGATCCGCGTATTCGCGCGATCCCCTGGCGTGGTTGATGTCCGCCACTTGCGGCGTCGGCCAGCCTGACCGCTCCAAAGAAGGTGCGCTGGCGGATGTGCGGCGCGCCGATACCCGCAGCCGGAATATCTGACGCCCCGCAGGCGTAGTGTGCTGCTTCCAGGCGCCCGAATAGATCATCGATCCACGCCCATCCAGGTTCGCCATCAGGCGCTCCTCCAGCGCGCTTTGCAGCCTTTCCGAACACAGCCGCGCTGGCGACTTGCTCTCCGAACAGGAAGCGTGGCCGTCCAGCTGCAACGAGAGTTGCAAAGTGGGGCGCGAGATGTCGTTCATCGTCCTTGCCTTTCTGCTGGCCCGCCGCCGAAAACGGCTGACAGGGAGGGGATCCGGTCCACACCGGCACGTCGTCCGGCCAACCGGCCATGCGGAGCGCCAGCGACCAGCCGCCGATGCCGGCGAAGAAGTGGCACTGCGTGAAGCCGAACAGGTCGTCCGCGCTCACGTCGAGGATGCTGCGCTCGTCCACCTCACCGTCCGCGATCAGACCGCGCCGGATCAGTTCCCGCAGCCAAGCCGCCGCGCCCGCGTCGAACTCGTTGTAGTAGGCGCTCACGGCTCACCCCCGATCCGCACGTCGGCATGGTCCGGGGCGAGGAGAGAGCCGGCCCCCAGGGGGGCCAGCAGGAAGACGGCGATCATGGCAATGGCCGCGATCGTGTCCATGACGAGGTCACGCATCGGCCGCATCCTCCACGAAGTCGTGGGTGGCCTTGGCCCACATGCGGAACGAGGACTGTTCCTGATCGGCGCGCTGCTTCACGACGGCGCAGGCGATCTCGCCGCGGATGTGGGCGCGCTGCAGGGCGTTGCAGATCTCCATGACCTGCACCTTGTTCGCCGCCGTTGTGCGGCCCTCACCCAGCAGGGCGTCGAGGATCTCCGACGTGGTCCAGTACGCCGCCGCGTCGGACTGCACCAGCTGCACGGTCTGCTTGCCGAGGTTTTCCGGCCCGCTGGCCGGTTCGCTGGCCGGTTCGCTGGCCGGTTCCGTGGCCGGTTCGCCGGCCGGTTCCGGCGGGTAGCCCCACTCGGCGGCCGGTTCAGCCTCGGGCGGCTCGTCCTCCACGATGATGCTGCCCATGCACTGCCCGACCTGGGTCACCATCCACGGGCAGTCGCCCTCATGGTCGCGGGGGTTCTGGATGACCAGCGAGCGGTAGGTGTAGCCCTCCTGCAGCTGCGACGCGCGGACGATGCTGCCGGGGATAAAGCACTTCTCGCCCTCCTCGGTCATGGCGAAGCCGTACCGATCGGCGGCGCGGGTAACCAGGACGGTCCTCCGGTATACGGGCCGGAAACCGGAGCGGGTTGCGTGTTCGGTCGAAAAGTTCTGATCCATGTCGGATCCTCCTGTAGTTGCTGTTGGTACTCGTCACCACCCGCGCCGAGCCTTCTCGATCCGCCACCACTGCTGGACGACGGTCGGCTCCACCCCGGCGAGGGCGCACACGTGCTGAAAGTCCTTCCCGCCGCCCTCGATCCAGCTGCGGGCTTCCCCCTGATGGCCCGCTTCTCGTCGATGGACTCGATGAAGCGGTGGCCGCGATCGGCGTCACGGCCGCGGATCATCATGCCGCAAGCGTGCCGGGCGAGGATCTCGCGGGCGCACTCGGACCAGTACGCCTCCTGACCCAGGCGGGCGATCAGCAAGCCGTGGTGCTTGAGGTTGTAGGCCCGCATGCCCTGCCGGCCCTCCTCGCTGCATGGGTAGCAGGTGCCGCGCTCGACCTCGTCCTCGGTCAGGCGCGAGCCGCACTCGCAGAAACCGCGTTTGGTGTTGCTGGTCATGGTCGTGCCTCCTTGTGAACGTCCTCCGTTCAACCCCTATCTAAGGCCTACAGCTCCGGTATGCAACCCCCTTGTGGCGAACAAATATCGTAGACATTCTCGCGCGCGACTGCCGTTTCGGTTGTCCTCATTTAACCGCTACGGTATGTTGTCGGTGCAAGAAGAGACACAAGATGTAGGGGAGCCCAGATGGGTCTACGGGAATACATCCGCCTGCGCGAACTGACGCTGGCCGAGTTCGCGGCGCAGCTGGGGCGGTCGGAGACGACGGTCGTGCGGTGGCTGAACGGGACGCGCAAGCCGCGCCACGACGACATGCTGGAGGTCTACCGGGTGACGGAGGGGGCGGTGACGCCCGACGACCTGGTGCTGAAGGGGCGCGTCTGATGGGCGGCCGATCGAGCAAGGTGAAGGGATCCGGGTTCGAGCGCGAGGTCGTGGCCCTGCTGCACGCCCTGGGCGTCGAGGCGGAGCGCGTGCCGCTGTCTGGCGCGGCCAAGGGCAGCTACGCCGCCGACCTGCGGCTGGGGCCAGACCTGCACGCCACCGGCGAGGCCAAGCGCCGCGCGCGGGGCTTCACGCCAGTCTACGACGCCCTGGCACAGGACGATGCCGACTTTGCCTTCCTGCGCGACGACCGCCGGCCGCCGATCGTGGCCATGTCGTGGGAGACGTTCGTGCGCGTGATCACCGCGCTGGGCTGGACCGACCCCGCCCGCGCAACTCTCATTTTGCCGCACAAGGAGCCCAAGGCATGACGCTGGACATCAAGACCGAACTGAACCGCCTGGCAGACGCCGGGCAGTCGCCGCACATCCGCGCCGTGGCGCGCCGCGCCGAGGGCGAGATAGAGTACTTGAGGATCATGCTGGAGTTCCAGTCGGTGCAGGCGGATCGGTGGCGCAAGCTGGCGATCGAGGCCACGTCGCTTGCCGACGAGATCGAGGCGGACACGCGCGCCAGGCCCGCGCCGCAGAAGCCGAAGGGGGGCAAGGCGTGACCGACACCGCCCTCACCACATGGCGCGGCCACCGCCTGCGGAGGTTCCACGCGAATTGCTGGCTGGCCGATCGGCACCAGTCCCTGGCCGACCACAGCTGGGGCGTCACGGCGCTGATCGTCATGCTGCACCCCAGGCCGTCCACGACGCTCCTGGCGTACGCCCTCATGCACGACGCGGGCGAACACGCCGCAGGCGACGTACCCTACCCGGCGAAGATGGCCTCAGAGGCGCTGAGAGCCGCCGTGACGGCCGTGGAGGCGCAGGCCCTGGCCGACCTGCTGCCGGACTGGATGTCGTCCCTGCGGCCGTCTGAGGAAGACAGGCGGTGGATCAAGATGGCGGACGGCCTGGAGGCGATCCTGTGGGCCGCGCACCACGGCGCGCTCGCCCGCGGCGAGGGATGGAGCGAACAGATCGACGCCGTGAAGAGCCTGGCGAAGGTGCTGGGCGTCTCGGTGCGCGTGGCGAAGCTGATCAAGGAGGCGCAGGCATGATCAACCGCGACGACATCGAAGGCATGGCGCCAGAGCCCGGCCAGCTGCCGATCGCCATCGGCCTCGCCGGCGCAGCCGGTGCCGGCAAGTCCACCGCGGCAGCCGCCATCTGGAAGATGACCCACACCCGCGAACGGCAGACCCACATCGTGAAGATGGCCGGACCGCTCAAGGACATGATGCGCGCCATGTACGACTACACCGGCGTGGACTGGCACCAGGTCGAGGAGCGCATCGAGGGCGCGCTGAAGGAGGTCACGGACCCGATCCTGGGCGGCGTCACGCCGCGCATCGCCATGCAGCGCCTGGGAACCGACTGGGGCCGCAAGATGATCCACCCGGACCTGTGGACGAGCCTGTGGCAGCACCGCGTGCGATACCTGGCAGACCAGTACGCCGGCAACCTGCTGGTGGTCACGGACGACATCCGCTTCCCGAACGAGGCAGCCGCCGTGAAGGAACTGGGCGGCGTCGTGATCGGCGTGCTGGGCAACCGCGGCAGCCTGCAGGGAGGCGCAGCCGACCATGAAAGCGAGCGCGGGCTGAAGGCCGCCGACGTGGACGCGATCGTCGTCAACGGGCCGCAGACCACGCCGGAGCAACTGGCGGGATTGGTACTGAACGCGGCGGCGAATGCGGCCGCCGACGTGGCGGCACATCCTCGTTCGCATAGTGGCCGGTCCAAGCCCGTCGGCGGCGTAAGCGCAAGCGCCGCCAAAGAGCGTTAGGCCACAACGTGGTCAGGCGACAGCCTACCTCCTCCTTGTCCCCTTGGAGTCTGAGGAATAAGGCGACAGCGAATTTCAACGGGTCACAGGAGGACCAGATGGACGGAACGAACAGGCACCCGGCAGACCGGCTGGCACACATCCGGCAGACGATCGCCGACCTCAAGGACGAGGAGGCGGCGATCAAGGACGAGATCCTGTCGCTGCCCGAGGCGGAGAGGTGCGGCACCTGGTACGAGGCGGTCGTGAGCGAGAGCGAGCGCGGGACGTGGGTCTCGACTGCACTGGTGCAACTGGCCCGGCAGCTGGGCGCAAGCGAGGAAGATCTCAAGGCGTGCCGGAAGACGGTGGAGCAGAGATATGTCCGGGTGAAGGAGATCGGATGATGGACATCGAGAAGAAGGTGGCAAAGGCGCTTGCCGAGGGCATGCCCGAGGAGGCGGTGAACTGGTCGATGGAGGTGCAGCGGCGCGTGTTCGCCGCGGCGACCGGCGTGGACGTGGACGACCTGCCCGACGAGGTGTCGGTCTCGCCGGCAGAGGTGGGGCAGGTGATGGACATGGCGCTGGTGATCATCCTCGACATGCGGCCCGAAGACATGAGCATCGAGGAGGCGACGAAGATCATGACGGCGCGCGTGCGCGCCATCGGCCAGATCGTGGCCGCGATGCAGGGGATGGAGGGCGACCTGTCCGCGGCGCAGCCGAGGGGGCGGGCGTGAGGGAGGTGGGCGAGGTACTGGTGCATGCCACGTCCGACTACGAGGCCGCCGAGGACATGCTGGAGGCTGTGGTGCTGCGGATCATGGAGACACACCCGCTGATGGCGCTCGGCATGAGGGCGATGATGATGGACGACACGAACGGCCTGCACTTCCTCATCCAGGCAGACCGATCGGTCAGCTGGTCGGGGCAGGAGTTCGACACGGCGAAGGCGGCGATCCGCAGCCAGTTCAGCAGGTGGGACAGCATCGGGTTTCGGGCGGCGCTGGATGACGGGAGTGCGGTCATGTTCATGGCGTTCGGGCCGTGGCAGGAGGGAGACAAGGATACGGCCAGTGTCGTGTGCCTGACCGACTGCCGGCGCGAGAGGGTGCTGAAGGGAAAAAGATGGAGGCGGGCGTGAGGGGCGTCGAGATCCGGCTGTCGGAGGTGGACGGCAAGCCCGTGGCCGAGGTGGATGGGCTGACTGTCACGGGGCGGGGCAACGGCAGCCCGCTGCCCGAGATCGCGAGGAAGCTGATGGACCTGGGCTACTCGCCGTCCACGGTCGCCACCGTGACACGCGGAGGGCGTGAGGCCTTTGTGCCCACAACGCTGGGGGCGTGGGGTAAACTGGCCGTCTCGGAGGGCGACGCGCGCAGCGTGCGCTTCGTGGACTGGCGGCCGTTCGAGGGGGTGAAGGGATGAAGATGATGGTCGAGGTGTACGTCGGGGCGGCGATCGAAGGGCGCAGCGTCATGGTGATGGTGGAGGGCAACGGCAACGAGCAGACCGTCGCCTTCCCGATCTCGGACCTGGTGCTGGCGCTGGTCAACGCCTACTCGGTGCCAGCCAGCGGCAGGCTGGGCGATGGGGGCGAGGAGGCGCTGGTCTCGGCGCAGGAGGAACTGATCAAGGGCGCGCAGGTGCTGCAGTCGGTGATCGCCAGGGACCGCGCGCTGCGCGGGCTGTGAGGGGAGGGGATGCGGCACTGCCGCACATCCTCGGTCCGCGCGTGACAATCGTTGGTACACAAACAATCAGCATGCTACCTAGTACTCTCCCTCGCGGAGGGATGCGCCGTCGGGATGGGGGATGAAGTGGGGGATAAGGACGGCGCATCACGGGGAATCGTCAGCGATATCAAGCGCTTAGCCATAGAGTATGGTGGACGGTATGGCTACCGAACCCGCGTGGCCGCGGATTGTTACAGCGCGCCAGGCGGTCGGACCCCCCCCCGCCCCCGGCGAAGGAACCCCGGCCCCCGAATAGTATGTACCCCGTCACCCAGCGCCTGTGTGCATCGCGGAAACGCCTGCTGCACACCCCCCCGCCGGGGCGGCTGCTTGCGCGCGACGCCCGCCCGTGCGAATTTCCCGGCGGGCCTGGCCCACTGCCCCCGGATGCGGGGAACGAACGCCGCTGGTCGGTTACGAGGCATCGCTCCCCGGCGGTGCGGAAGCTGCGGCACCGGGGACGTTGGGCCTGCCCCTCGCCGGGGGACGAAACGTCCCGGCACCCCCCCAGATGTAGGCGGCTGCTTGTGGACGCCCACAGCATCTGGTAGACATGGTCCTGCAGGTGGCGTCATTGACGCCGGCGGTCGAGGCCCAGTTGTTCCTCCTCCTTGCGACTGGGCCTCCCGCCTCCCTGTTCCTCCCTTGCCAGCCTCACCTGGCCACCTGCCGCGCCTCCGGGCGCGGTCTTTTTTTGCGCGAACCGGCGCGGTAGACTAGAACGAGCGCAGGCAACCATACCGGAGGGCACCGTGGCATCGACCCCCATGAAGAGGATGATGGAAGCGGCCATCCGCGACTGCGGCGGCATCGACTACGTTCTCGAGCGCATCGAGGCGGGCGAGACGATCGGGCAGATCGCCGCGTCTTTCAACGTCGGCCGGCCGATGCTGGCCAAGTTCCTGCACAGCAAGCCCGAGTGGTCCGCGCGCACGAACGCGGCCAAGAAGGCGCGCGCGGACACCTGGGCCGAGGAGACGCTGGAGATTTCCGACCGTGACGAGACGGATCCGGGTGCCATCCGGCGGGACCAGTTGCGTGTTGAGACGCGGTTCAAGCTGGCGGCTGCGGAGGCCCCGGAGAAGTACAGCCTGCGGGCTGCGGCCGGGCAGACGAACGTCACGATCGGCAGCTTGCACATTGGCGCGCTGCGCCGCCTGCAGGCGGAGGTTGGCGACCAGGTGGATGGCGAGGCGGTGGAGGTTGGCCATGTCGAGCAAGTTCGAGAAGGCGATGTCGGCTGATCGGTGCGAGCCTGGGCTGCTGCGCGACGTGCGGCACCCGTTCGCGACGATCGAGTTCTACGGCGAGGGCCGTGACCGGCTGCTGTTGCGGTCGAACATTCACCCTGAGGATCTGGTGGACATGCTGCTGGACCTTGCGGAGGAGATCGAGGCCGGCACGGTGGACGTGGACCCGCCCGCGGCGGAGGTGGTGCTGCAGTGACGGAGAAGGCGGCGGAAGAGTTCTACGCCTGGGTGCGGCGGTATCGTG